TAGTTTACGTCGTTGAGTCCAAGAAAATGGCAGGCGCACCAGCAACGTGGACAGAGGAATTCCTGTCACAGCTTTGCTCCTTCCAAGGTGAAGGGTCTATCCGGCACGACGACTATGTTGACTCTGCCACTCAGGCTTTGCGCTGGATGGCTGATAATGCTAATGTGTCGATCAGCGAGCAGCCTGAGATTGATTACAAGCCTCCCCGTCCAGTGGTGAACCCATATGCAGTATAGTCCCAAAGGTTTCCAAGATATCGTTTCAGGAGCAAAAATGGCCCCGGCAGAACTTCAGTCGCCATTGAATTTTGCTGATGGTGGCTTAGTCTATGATGGCCAAAGCCAGATTAATGACATGATGGCAAGCCCAAGTGGTTTTTCAGGTATGTCCAATCAATTGAATATGGCAACGGGTGGTATGGTTCAATCAGAAGAACTTGCGATGGCACATGGTGGAGCTGTTGGTGGACGCATGGCATCGACCATGAAGTCAGAGTTTTCAAAGCGCGGTCTGGACTTTGACAAGTACATGGCTAAACGCCTTGCCGCCAAAGGCCATAACGGCGATACAATGCTTGCTCATATCAATCCATCTGAAGCACAGATGTTAAAACAAGCTGGTGGTTCAGGAAAAATTAATCCTGATACTGTCTGATGAGCTTTGAACCCGGATACGGTGGACTTGGTGCAAAAGCAACAGGCAATTACGGTAACTCAGGCGGGTATCAAAACCAAGGCCGTGGCTCCGGTGTCACAAGTAACAATCCAAATCCGGGCGGCGGCAATACTGGCGGCGGTGGGGGTGGTGGCGGTGGCAGTGATAGAGGCGGCGGTAGAGACAGGCAAGACTCACCTCCAGCAAGGAATGTTGGTGACAGAGTTGCCTATGATCCTACCAGCGGCAAGTTCTATGCAGACGTAGGCAATAGCAAATTAGTCAATGTTCCTGTTGGGCCAACACAAGAACAAAAAGATTATGCCGACCGGAAAAGGGTTACTGACCAGCTTGCTATAGAACGAGATCAAGAAGCCCAAAGACAGCAGCAATTAGCAGCGGAAGAAGCTCAAAAGCAAAAACAGAATCTAGCCAATGCCTATAACCAGATGGCAGCAAACAGGAATCAATATCCACAAGGGCCGCTATCCACGTTTGGTGACGAAAGCAATATTGTAAAAGCCGGAAGCTTTGACAAGCAGGGCAATATAACTCCTGATGTCAGAAACTATATGACCCCTGAAACTCAGGTGCAAAAATCATTTGGTGAAAATGCGTTAGATACATTCAAGTCAGGCGTTAGTTCCGTATATGATGCGCTTGGTAATGGAATGTCTGCTCTAGACAGTTATTTAAGATACAATCCAAACGACCTTACACTAGGATCAATAAAAGGTAATGGATATTTAAGACCTGAACTAAGCGACAAACCTCAAAACCAAGTTCCGACTGAACGGTCTTATACCCTTGACCTGAGTGGAAGCCCTGTCAGTTTTACGCCTCCCGTAAAACAACTTACTCGTAGTATTGATGCAAAAAATGCTTCTACTGTCAATCCTGATATGTCTACACAGGCCGCAGTTCCGGTAGAAACTACTGTTAAACCTCCGATTGATCTTTCTGACTATGCAAATGCGTCACTTAAAAAACCTGTTGCTGATGCGCCTGCGTCTTCAGCGGCTGCGCCCCTTAAAAAAGAAGAAACATGGTTTGGTAGCATTTTAGATGATGCTATTAACAGGCCTCTTAAACTTGGGGTGGATGTAGCAAGCAATCTTTTCCCTGCAACCGCTCTTTATAATTTTGGGGGCAAAGCGTTTGGGTTTAATTCAGCAGGGCAAAGTATTCAAAATATAATAGACGGAAAAGGTGCTTTTGATAACCCTCCAGAAGGATTCCTAACTGATCTTATTAGCGGCGCTAATGCCTCATCCCCAAATCAAAATATGCTGACTTATGATCCCGTTGCCAGCTATCAAAACGGCGTACAGTTTATTCCTGAAACTACAATGGGATACGGCCCTTATGGAAATTTGACGCGGGAGCAGTATAGAGATCAATACGGTGGCAGGGATGCCCCTGTTATCCCAATAAATACAACACCTACAACACCAACGACACCTACAACACCTGATACAACAACACCTGATACAACAACGCCAGAAACTCCTACCAATGGTCTAGGGCTTGCTACTTATGACCCAAGAACCTATCTTGGGGAAGTAAATGACCCATTGACTTATGGATTTGGCGGCGAGAGAACTTATTATAAGGCAATGGGCGGGGCTGTTGGCCCTTTAAGTCAAAAACGGAAGTAAAACATGGTCGATGATCCACTAGAAGAGCTTCTTGACTACCAAGAAGGTGAAGAAGTTGAGCTTGAAGGTGAAGAAAGCGACGTAGAAGATACGGACGATGGCGGTGCTATCGTTACTATTGATGAAGAAGGCACTAAATATAATGAAAATCTGGAGTTTTACGCAAATCTTGCTGAAGATATCCCTGAAACTTCATTAAAAGAGCTGGCAACAGACCTTCTCGACGCCATTGCCCGTGATAAAGAAGCCCGTAAACTGCGTGACAAGCAGTATGAAGAGGGCATCAAGCGTACCGGACTGGGTGATGACGCCCCCGGAGGCGCACAATTCCAAGGTGCGTCCCGTGTTGTGCATCCAATTCTTACAGAAGTGTGCGTAGACTTTGCTGCTCGCACAATCAAAGAGATTTTTCCGCGTACAGGTGCTACATCCGGCCCTGTAAAAGACCAAATTGTAGGAATGCCAACGGCTGAAAAGGAAGAAAAAGCCAAACGCAAAACTGCTTACATGAATTGGCAGCTAACACAGCAAATGCCTGAGTTCCGCAATGAACTTGAGCAGCTTTTAACGCAAGTTCCGCTTGGTGGCGCTCAATACCTCAAATTAACATGGGACAAGAGGCTAAAACGCCCTCGTCCGTACATGGTTACCATTGATGATATGTATTTGCCTTATGCGGCAACATCATTCTACACGGCAGAACGCAAAACTCACCGTCAGCTGGTAACACAGCTGGAGTTTGACCGCCGTGTTTTGTCCGAGTTGTATCGGGACATTGAGCTTGTCGCCGTATCTGCACCAGAACAGACCAAAGCCGCTCAGGCAAACGACAAAATTGAGGGCCGTGAGCAAAACGACTACTACGATGAAGACGGTTTGCGTGAAATCTTTGAAATCTACGTCGAGTGCGAGATTGACGAAGACAAAGAAACCAAAGGCGACACAGCCCCATACATTGTAACAGTCGATGCCGTTTCTCAAGAGATATTGGCAATTTATCGTAATTGGGACGAGGACGATACCCGTCGCGTTGCTCTGGATTGGATTATCGAGTGGCCGTTTGTGCCTTGGCGTGGCGCTTACCCAATTGGTATTGTCCACATGATTGGTGGCTTGTCAGCCGCAATTACTGGTTCTCTCCGCGCTCTTATGGACAGCGCACATATTCAAAACAGCCAGACCGGATTAAAGCTCAAGGGCGGCTCCCGTGGTGGTCAAAGCCTAAACATCCAGCCAACACAGGTTATTGAAGTCGAGGGTAGCCCCAACAACGACGATATCCGCAAGACATTCATGCCGCTGCCATTCCCCGGCCCGTCACAGACCTTGTTTACCCTCATGGGATTCTTGGTTGATGCGGCAAAGGGAGTGGTAAGAACCACTTTTGAAGACCTGTCTGACAATCCTGACCGCCTCCCGGTCGGCACAACGCTGGCTCTGATCGAGCAGGGCATGACGGTTTTCAACGCAATTCATGCCCGTTTGCATGACTCAATGGGCAAAACACTCAAAGTTCTGCACAGGCTCAATGCGACATACCTTGATGAACAGGTTGTTATTGACGAGCTTGGTGAGCTTATTGTTAAGCGGTCAGACTTTGAAGGGCCGATGGATGTTGTCCCGGTTTCTGATCCCAACATATTTTCTGAGATACAAAGGTTTGCTCAGCTACAGCTTATTGAACAACGCGCTCAGGCTATGCCCCAGCTTTACGACCTCCGTAAAGTTGAGGAAATGATTCTTGACCGGACCAAGATTCCTAATGCCCGTGACCTTTTGCTTAAACAGCCTGAGCCTCAAAGGCTTAATGCCGTCAATGAAAACGTGGCGGCAACAATGGGCGCTCCTATCGTAGCCTTCCCTGATCAGGACCATCTGTCCCATATTCAGGTGCATTTGAGCTACATTACTAATCCCTTGCTGGGTGCGAGTCAGATCATGGCTCCAATCGTAATCCCGTCGATGCTCAATCATGTCAAAGACCATCTGGCTCTTTGGTATGTGAATGAGACAGTGCGGGTAGCGTCTGAAGCAGCAGGGATGGATATTGCTAAATTGATGGACCCTGACAATCCAGCGGTCGATCAAGAGTTTGACCGTATGTTGGCAGCAGCTGATTTGCGCGTTGAGCAACAAGCAATGCAGCAGTTGCAGGCAATCCCTGAAATCATCAAACAGGCTACTCAGGTTCTCCAGTCCTTCCAACCACCGCCGCCGATGGACCCAAGCCAAGTAGCTATGCAAATCCAGACAGCTGAAACGCAACGTCGCGCACAGGCTGATCAGGTAAGAGCGCAGATAGATCAGGCAAAGATTGCGGCAACGACGCAAATGAAGACTGCGGAAATTCAGTCAAAGGAACAGATAAACCGTGAGGACAACCAAACGGCGATGCTGATTGCTGCGTCTGAAATTGAGCAGGGTCATAGGACCAATATCAAAAATGGCACATCATTGATGAAAGGTAATTAATTATGGACGGTGCAATCAACCAGCATAAGAAAATGGCAATGGGCAAAGCTATCCCGCAGCCAAAAGGCAAGAACACTCCTTTTAAAAAGGGTGGTATGCCAAAATTTGAAGGTAGCGCTATGGATATGGCTCAAGACAAGAAGCTCGCAAAGAAGAGCGGTATGTCTATGAAGGCATATGAAAAGTCACCAATGGATGCAAAGCACGACCGCCAGAAGTCTATGAAAGGACTGAAGCGTGGTGGTAAGGCTTGCTGAAGTTCCACTAATTGAGCGGGTGCTACTCGCGCTGAAGGAAGAGCAAAGATCATTTGCCGAGAGTTCATTGAGTAGCCCCGCACAACGAGACGCCTTTGAGTATGGGCGTGTGACCGGACACTTCTCCGGAGTAAAGAAGGCTATCTCAATTATTGAAGATAGCTTGAACTATGATAGCGAGGATGACGATCATGGCTATAGCCGCCGTGGTGAAACTCGATTCACAATCAGGGATTGATGAAGCGTTTCCCAATATAGACTTTGGCATTAAGCCAACTGGTTCCCGTGTCTTGGTACAGATACGGAGGCCAAAAACAAAAACAGCTGGTGGTATTCTTCTTTCAGATTATTCTAAAGATGCGGAACAGGATAACACTCAGGTGGCAAAGGTAGTAGCGGTTGGGCCGCTATCTTTTAGGAATCGTGGCACGATGGAATTGTGGCCGGAAGGGGCTTGGTACAAAGCAGGTGACTTTGTGTTTGTTCCAAAGTATGCTGGATCACGTTGGCGTCGGGATATCCCCGGTGAAAAGGGTGAAAAGGTGGAGTTCGTGATCTTTAATGATCTCGATATTGTTGGCACGGTTGATGGCGATCCTACCGCCATTCAAGCCCATATTTAATGGGGGGATGAATCATGTCTGACAAAGAACATCTGATTGAAGACGACGAAGACGACATTGAAATCATCGAGATTGACGAAGATCAAGATGACGATAATGATGGCGATGATGACCGCTTGGAATCTGACCAGCGCGATGCGCAAGATGAAGGCGGTGACGGTGAAGAAACAAACGCCAGACAACTGCGTCGTAAACGCCAAAAAGAACGCCAGCGTGAAAACATAAAGAAAACGCGGGAGGAGAATACTGTCCTTCTGCGTGAGCTTGTGGAGGCAAAAGAACGCCTCGTTGCGCTAGAATCACGCAATGTTCAATCTGACTCTCAAACTGCTGATCAGCGGTATCAATATGCTTTACAGCAGATTGAAGCTGCCGAGATACAGCTTAAAGAGGCATTTGAAACCGGAGACGGTGACAAGGCTATTAAAGCCCAGCGCCTCCGAGAACAAAGCGTTAGAGCTGCTTATGAAGCTGAAGAGCTGAAGAAGAAGCTAAACAATCCTCAACTGCAAAAGAAGTCTTCTGTCTTAGACCCAATGACAGAAAACCATGCTGAGCAGTGGATGCGGAAAAACCCTTGGTTCAATCCTTCTGGAGAGGACGAGGATTCCGCTGTCGCCCGTGCAATTGACGAAGCATGGGCGCGTGAAGCTCAGAAGAGTGGCGTCAGCCCTTCTTCAGAGCATTACTGGGACGAGCTTGATACGCGTGTGAAACGTAGACTTGGAAAAGTTGGCGTTGACCGGGAGCGTAGAAAGTCGGCCCCGCCCGTTACTGGACGTGGAGATTCTCTACGCCCATCAACGAGTGACAATAAGGTTATTGTCTCGCCTGAACGGAAAGAGGCTTTAATGAAGATGAACGCTTGGGATGATCCGCTCATCAGGAAGCGTTATCTAAAGGCCTACCGTAATTACGACAGACAAAACCAGCGTTGAGCTTCATAGGAGGATAATATGTCAAATGAGAAACTGAATAAAGGCGTCGATGAGAATCGCGTCTCCCGCAATATGGAAGACCGTGAAATTACTGAAAACCGCACGTTTACAGATAATGATCGACTTTCCATGTTTAGGCAGCAGTTTTTTCAATCCGCACTTCCGGACTTGCCGGAAATCCCCGGATATCACGTCTGTTGGCTCACAACCACAAACCCACGCGACTCTATTCATTCTCGTCGCTCCCTTGGATACACTCCAGTTGAACCCCATGATGTACCCGGTTGGGATCACGCATCAGTTAAAACGGGGGAATATGTCGGCTGTATCGGGGTGAATGAAATGGTGGCTTTCAAACTGCCTATGAAACTCTATGAGGTTTATATGCACGAAGCCCACTATGAGCGGCCACGGGCAGAAGAGGGTAAATTGGCTGACACTGCGGATTTCATCCGTAGTCAGGCTAAGCAACTGGGTGGTGACGTGTATGAAGGTGATGGCTTGTCAGAAATGCGGTCCCCAATGAGTCGCTAAGACTCTCCGCAACCAAACAGAAGGTAGAAGCAAATGTCTTCATCCGCTACTCCGTTTGGCCTCCGTCCGATCTATTCCCCATCGGGTATAGTTCGTCCGTTCTCCGGCCAGATTAAAACAGGCTATGCCACGGATATTTTCCAGCAGCAGCCTTGCCGTTATGGCGTTTCCGGTGATTCCGGCAGCGTCGAGGGTTACATTGTTCCATCAGCTGCTGGTGAAGCAATGATTGGCACGTTTATGGGCGTCGAGTATGTTGACTCGACAGGCCGTCAGCGCGTCTCAAACTTCTGGCCTGCTTCAACGGCGGCAACCGAGATCATTGCCTATTTCACAATGGACCCTACCATTGTCTATGAAATTCAGGGCAATGCGTCATTGGTAATTGCCAACATTGGCAACCAGTACAACATCAACTCGGCCACTGGCACTACGCCTCTTGGTCTTTCAACGACGGCTCTGGATGTATCGTCAAGCACCACTAACGCGCAGCTGCGTGTTATCGGTCTTTCTCAATACGTCGATAATGCTTGGGGTGATGCCTACACAATTGTGCAGGTTCAGATTGCCAAGCATCAGAACGTCGCAACCATCGCTGCCTATTAAGGAGGGCTTGAACTATGGCATTACCAATGCGCAGTACAGACTTTAGGTCTGTAGTCGAGCCAATCCTCAATGAAACATTTGATGGCATTTATAGCACCCGCAAGGATGAATATGCCCAAGTGTTCAAAGAGCAGCGTGGCATTCCCCGCAACTACCATGAAGAGCCAGTCTTGTACGGCTTTGGCGCTGCCCCAGAACTTCCTGACGGCACTGCTGTAACGTACCAGAGCGGTGGCGTTCTGTTCCTTGCCCGATACACCTACCGTGTATATGGCTTGGCATTTGCGCTCACCAAGGTTCTCGTCGAGGACGGTGATCATATCTCGATTGGCCGCACCTACGCCGAGCATCTTGCTCGCTCTCTCATCGAGACGAAGGAAACCCTTGGAGCTAACATCCTCAACCGTGCGTTCACGGCTGGTTATGTTGGCGGCGACGGCGTGACGCTTGTTAACACGGCTCACCCTATTGCCAACGGTCAGACCTTCTCTAACCAGCTTTCCACGTCGGCTGCACTCTCGCAGACCTCGTTGGAGCAGATTCTCATTCAGATTCGTCAGGCTGTTGACAACAACGGCAAGAAGATTCGTCTTGAGCCTAAGAAGCTGGTTGTGTCTCCTTCAAACTTCTTCCAGTCGGAAGTTCTCTTGAAGTCGGCACTCCGCACGGGGACCAACAACAACGACATTAACCCGTTGACCACAACGGGCGTATTGTCGGGTGGTTAGGCCAACCTGTCGCGTCTTACCTCAAACACCGCATGGTGGGTTGAGACTGATGCTCCAGAAGGCTTGAAGCTCCTTATGCGTCGTCCGCTTGAAAAGAGCATGGAAGGCGACTTTGAGACTGACTCAATGCGCTACAAGGCCACGGAGCGTTACATCTTTGGATGGACCGATCCACGCGGTGTCTACGGCACAACGGGTCTGTAAATAAATTCTGGGGCCAGCTTAAAACTGGCCCCAGTTTTTTGACTATTACCTGCAATTGGTGCATTATATCCAAATCTGAAACGGTCAAGCTTTTCAAGGAGAAGACCAATGGGACAACAAAGTGATGATCTCTGGATGGGTACTGCTACAGGCCCACAGACAAGTGGCTGGGCAAGCTCCGGCAATCCGGGCGTAATTGGTCAGGGCGTAGGCCCACTAGGCCGCACATACGTTTTTGATATCGTGCCAGCTGCACTTGCTGCTACAGCAGTTTGCGCTGCACAGGCTGTCGCCGCTGCTGGAAATGCCACAATCAATGGCACATTGGCCACAAACGGCGTAGCAACATTTGATTATGCTCGCGCTTTTTCAATTGTTACGTCAAATGCTGCAAACACGACGGAAACCGTAACAATTACTGGTACTGACTATTATGGCCAGACCCAGACACAGACGTTAACGTGCAATGGTACATCGACTGTAACCAGCACTAAAACCTTCAAAACCATTACTCAGGTTGCTGTTTCAGCTGCTTTGACTGGCAACTTGTCAGTTGGTTCAGCTGATGTGTTTGGATTGCCATATGCTGTGACAGATGCTGGTTATCTGCTCCGCACTGGCTGGAACAATGCCGTTGCCGATAATGCTGGTACTTTTGTTGCTGCTGTTTCAACAACCCCATCAGCTACAACAGGCGATGTACGCGGGACATTCCTGCCAGCAAGCACCGCAGCAAATGGCGCTCGCCGCCTTGTGATTGCTATTGGCATGACAGCTATTCAGGCTGGTCCAAACGCTACAAAGGCTGGCGCTATTGGTGTCACTCCTGCTTAATTAAGATGGGGGAGCATAGTCTCCCCCTTCATTTACATGGAGAGAGCTAATGGCTGATGCAGTAACTACACAAACGCTCCTTGATGGAGATCGTCTTGTCATTCAAAAGTTTACCAACATTTCTGATGGCACGGGTGAAACCGCTGTCAACAAGGTGATTGTTGCCAACCTTGCCAAAAATCAATTTGGGGCAGCTTGCACAGGCGTAAAGATTAACCGCATTTGGGCAAACACTCATGGCATGGAAGTCCGTATCCTTTGGGACGCGACTACAGATGCTTTCTGTTGGATGATCCCGCAGAACAATATGTATGACATGGAGTTTAGTTCTTTTGGCGGTCTGACCAATAACGCTGGCGCTGGTAAAACTGGCAATATAGCGTTTACTACGTCTGATCAGAGTGCCGGAGATATGTACACCATCGTCCTTGAGTGTATTAAAACTTACGGATAATCAACATGGCAAAGACCCCAGCGTGGCAACGGGCTGAAGGTAAAAACCCCAAGGGCGGGTTGAATGCCAAAGGTCGTGCGTCTGCTAAGGCTCAAGGCATGAATTTGAAGCCTCCGGCCCCTAGTCCTAAAACCAAAAAGGATGAGGGCCGGAAGGCATCGTTCTGTGCTAGGATGACAGGTATGAAGAAGAAGCTGACATCTTCCAAAACTGCCAACGACCCAAATAGTCGTATCAATAAGTCCCTTAGAGCTTGGAGTTGCTGACATGGCTAAACCGTTCTGGGAAACCAAAAGCCCAAAGAAGGAAAGCAAGAAGCTAACTACTTCTCAAAAGACTTCCGCTAAAGCCAGAGCTAAAAAAGCTGGTCGTCCATATCCAAACCTAGTTGATAACGCAGCTGCTGCGAGGAGAGTAAAATGAACGGTTTTAAACCAAACGCCAAAATGTCCAGCACTTGCCATTATTCTTATGGCGGTGAAGTTATGAAAAAAGCCAAGGGTGGCAAAGTTATGGGAAAATCATATTTTGAAGATATTCCTGATAAAGAAAATGATACAATTGATCCGGACGATCAAGGAAGCCAAACTTATAAAGAGATTAATGAAGATATGAAATCAGGCCAAGCTCTTTATGAAAAACTGTATAATAGAGATAAATCTGACAACAACACTAAGGTTGGCAAGATTATAAAAAAAGCTACTGGTGGCGCAATGAACGCTAAGAGGATAGCAAATCCAAATATGCCTCGTCCTATGGGCGGTGTGATGATGGGTAATGGCCCATTTGGCCCACGGAATCCTAATGGTCCTCGTAAGCCTATGGGTTCTCCGTCGCCTATGTCGGGTGGGATAATGGCAGCAATGAACTCAATGGTAAACAAAGGGCGGCCCCAACAGTCAGCAGCTCAACAGAATTTGGGTACACAAGCCTACAACGACTATACAAAGGCAATGCCCCGCAAAAAAGGCGGCATGGCAAAAGGCAATAAATAATGACAACCAGCGGTACGGTTTCTCAAACGGTATTCAACACTAACAACATTCTGGACCAAGCGTTCAGACGTTGTAAGGTTGCACCTGAAATCGTAACATCTGAAATGCAGCAGACGGCTTTAGACAGTTTATATCTGCTCATTTCATCGCTGTGCAATCGCGGTATCCAGCTATGGACGGTTGAGAAAACCATTATGCCATTCTACCTTGGCAACGGTTACATCACCCTTCCGGCTGGAACTATCGACCTTCTGAACTCCAACTACCGCACAATTAACCAGTACACTGGTACTATCACAGCAAGTCAGGGGACTGCGGAATACGCTGAAGATAGTAATCTGGAAACAGCTTGTACTCAGACAACCGCTAACGGATGGATTTTAAAAGATTTAAAAACCCAGCAGAACATATCTACCATTGGGTTCAATATGAACTTAGCCGGAACCTATGACATGAAGGTGGAATATTCCATCGACGCGATTCATTATTATGACGCCCTTGTCCCCGGAGCGGTTACATACGCTGCCGGAGAGTGGCAGTGGTATGACCTTAATCCTTCCATCAATGGTCAGTATTGGAGATTAGCAGCCCTTAATGGAACTATTCTCGACGTTGCCGAGTTTGTAACAGCAGGCAACCCGACTGAAATTCCGTTGGCCCGTCTTAACCAAGATGACTACACCAACCTGCCTAACAAATCATTCCAAGGTAGGCCGTTGCAATTCTGGCTGGATAGGCAGCTTTATGCCCCAGTTATGCGTCTGTGGCCGACGCCAAACCAAGCTGCCCAGTTTGCGCAGATGGTTACATGGCGGCAACGACACATCATGGACGTAGGAACTCTGACACAGACCATTGAGCTTCCACAGCGTTGGGTAGATGCAATTGCATGGGAACTGGCTCACAGGCTTTGCTATGAGCTTAATGAAGTAGATATTGCAATGGCTGATCGTCTTGCTCCACGAGCAAGTGAAGCCATGAATTTTGCATTTATGGAAGAAAGAGACGATTCTCCATTTATGATCTCGCCAAATATTTCAATGTATACGAGGTGATTCATGCCAATATTCCTTGATACGAGGGGGCGTTCAACTCTTGGAATTGGCGTTTGTGACCGCTGCAATAGAAAAATGTCTATTGAGGATTTGTATTCAGACCCTAATTCTCCGGGGTTGCGCGTCTGCCTGATGGACCGTGATGAGTACGATCCATACCGTTTGCCTGCTCGTCAGCCTGAACGGATTTCATTGCCGTTTGTCCGGCCTGATGTTCCAATCAATACACAGCCAGTTGGTATTGTAGCTGAAAACAATGACCAGTTTATTGTTACTAGTAATAATGATGAGTTCCTCATTCCGATTGAAAATGCACAATGACAGTCCCATCAAATCTAGTTCCAATAACAATATCAAACCTGCCAATTGCGACAACGCCGCAAGGGACAGACCTGACCATTATTGTCCAAGACGGTTCTACTAAACGCACTAATATTGCAGCTTTTGTAGGGGCGGTTTCTGTTCCTTCAACGCGGATAATAGCATCTGGGACAGGGTTAGCTGGCGGCGGTGATCTTTCAGCTGACCGTAATATTTATATAGCTAATACAGGCGTCACATCTGGAACTTTTGGATCATCAAGCCAAGTTCCAGTCTTAACAATTAATGCTCAAGGGCAGATAACAAACGTATCTACATCGAGCTTCTCGGTAGCGTTCAACGATATCACTGGGAAGCCGACTACACTGGCCGGGTATGGCATCACCGACGCCCAACCTTATAGTGTCAATCTTCAGGCGTTCTCAGACCTTGCAAGCACGGGTCTGGTAGTCAGAGACGGAAGCGGGTCAGTAATTACCCGTTCACTCATTGCAGGTACTGGCATTACTGTCAGCGACGGCGACGGCATTTCCGGTGATCCTACTGTTACGCTTACAAACACGGCAGTTTCTCCCGGAACCTATGGAAGCTCATCCTCAATCCCTGTGTTTATTGTCAACCAGCAAGGCCAGATAACGTCGGCTGGGAACAGCGTATCCATTGAGGTTGATTGGACTGGCGTTCAAAACACGCCAACCACTCTTTCCGGGTATGGCATTACAGATGCGGTTCCTAACACCCGTACTGTGGCAGGCCAGTATTCTATTGAAGGCGGCGGCGCTTTATCTTCCAACATTTTACTAAATCTTGTTGGAGACTCACCAGCCCCCGGCAATGGCAAATACTATGGGACAGATAACGTAGGTGGCAAAGGCTGGTACACGCTAACAGGCGGCGGCTCTGTTTCCTCTGTTGACCTGACAATGCCAGCAATTTTTACCGTCTCCGGAAGCCCAATTACAACAAGTGGAACATTGGGCGTTACATACGTTACCCAATCAGCCAATACGGTATTTGCAGGCCCAACAAGCGGTGGCGTATCTGCCCCTGCTTTCAGGTCTTTGGTAACGGCTGATTTACCTGCAAGTGGTGCAGCTGCGGCAACTTACGGGTCTGCAACACAATCAGCCGTTGTTGCTGTAGACGCAACAGGTCGTATTACATCTGCGTCTAATTCAACAATTACCCCTGCGTTTAGCTCTATCACTGGTACTCCTACCACGCTTGCCGGGTATGGAATTACTGATGCAGCTTTGTCAGCAACCACAATCAGTGCCGGAACAGGTCTGACAGGTGGCGGTTCATTGGCTGCAAACCAGACAATCAGCATTGCCGCAACTGGTGTTTCAGCTGCAACATACGGCAGCTCACTATCTGTCCCAGTCATTGCGGTTAATGCTCAAGGGCAAATCACATCCGCAAGTAGCTCGACAATCAATGCTGTAACGCTAACGACTGGAACAATCAGCACGGCCCCAGCTAACGCAACCGACATAGCCAACAAGGAATATGTTGATTCCGTCGCCGCCGGATTGAATTTCCATGCTGCTTGTAACTACGCCACGACTGCTGCTCTCCCGTCCTATGTTTACAATAACGGGACTAGCGGCGTTGGGGCTACAATCACAGCTAGTGCCAACGGGACTTTAACCATTGATGGGCATTTATTTGTTGTTGGAGACATTGGGCTGCGTGTTCTTGTTAAAGATGAAACAAGTGGCAACGCTCCTTATAATGGCGTCTATACAGTTACAAATCCGGGTGGAGTGTTAGCAAATTTTATCCTGACTCGCGCTACTGACTATGACACTAGCGGCTCTGGGACAAACGAGATTGATGCTGGCGACTTCTTGCTTGTCCTTGCCGGGACAGCAAATACCAATACGTCTTGGGTACAGCAAACACCACTTCCAATCACTGTTGGCACAACAGCCATTACATTTACCCAATTTGCCGCTCCAGTTCTTTACTCGGCAGGAACTGGCCTTAACCTTGTTGGCAACACGTTTAACATTTCTAACACAACGGTTGCGGCGGCTGGATATGGGTCATCAACAGCAATCCCGACATTTACTGTCAATGCTCAGGGCCAACTGACAGCGGCATCTACAGCAGTCGTCGTTGCCCCTGCTGATACGCTCACTGGCACAATTCTTAACTCGTCGGTAGTTACATCGTCCTTAACCAGCGTTGGAACAATTGCTACTGGTACTTGGAACGGTTCAGTTATAGCTGGCCAATATGGTGGGACAGGCGTAGCAAACACCGGAAAAAATATTACGATTGGTGGGGATTTTACTACTTCTGGTGCGTTTACAACAACATTAACAGCAACTGGCAACACATCTGTTACTCTCCCTACATCTGGAACGCTGGTTAATACAGCGGTAACAACTCTTTCCAGTCTGTCTTCTATCGGGACGGTAACATCAGGAACATGGAATGCTACAGCTATTGACCCGATATACGGCGGGACAGGGCTGACCACATACACAACTGGTGATATCCTGTATGCGTCAGGAGCAAACACTCTTGCAAAACTACCAGTTGGAACAAACGGCGCTCCTTTAACTCTTGCAGCAGGCATCCCGTCATGGGCTGGTACAATAGGTGTTGCATTTGGTGGAACGGGGGCAACTACGATAGCAGCTGCTCAAACTAACTTGCAGGTCGATCCAGCTGGAACGGCAGTAGCAATGGCAATCGCTTTAGGGTAATATCCGCAAAACAAGGAACCATTGACATGGCTAATATCTTTACTTCCTATGTAGCAAAAGACGTAGGCACTTCTGCCTCCACGTTAGTAACTGTTGCTGCTTCCACTCAGACTACGGTTATTGGCCTCACAGTCGCCAATACCAGTGCATCCTCGATCACTTGCGATATCTTCTTCACTCGATCTGCGGTGGATTACTATATCGTCAAGGGAGCGGGTGTTCCGGTTGGAAGATCATTTGTTGCTGTTGGCGGCGACCAGAAGGTTGTCTTGACCACTGGTGACGCTCTCAAGGTCTTAACTTCTGCCGCAACTTCAGCTGATGTTATTGCCTCAGTCTTGAATATCACCTAATAGGGGATTGATATGTCTACATACGGCTATCTGGATATACTCCCCAATCCTCCGCAACCGACTGGTGCGAGTAGCGATAAGGTTTTCTTTGAGAACGATCTGACAGTCACGGCTAATTATACAATCACAACTAATAAAAACGCCGGAACATTTGGTCCAGTAACAGTAAATAGCGGAGTGACCGTCACCGTTCCTTCTGGCAGCACATGGAGTATTGTCTAATGCCTGTAGCACTCAATGGATCGACATCTGGATCGGTTACGATAACCGCC